CTCTGCCCCAGGCGCTGCCGCGTAGATGAACTGCACGCTATTTCGGGTGCGGATGATCACGCCCTCATCGCTCAGTTCACGGAGCAATTTGCCTGCGGTGGCGCCAGCCATGTCCAGCGCTTCGGAAACATCGCCGACGGCGCTATTCGGTCGGTAGCGTACGAAAACCGCCACCTGCTCTTTCTGGGTTAACTGTTTGGTCATTGGTCAATACTCGATTTAGTTGCTTAAGCCTGCCGCTTTACGGCGTTTGTACTCTTCCATCAGCAGCTGTGCCGGAGTTGGTCCTGCCGGGTGCTGCGGTGCTGCCAGCTGGCGACGGATCGGCGGTACCGAGAGTCCGTTGCTAACGTGCTTCGTCCATTTCGTGAGTAGTTTCTCAGCCAGTTTCTTAAGCTCCCCCTCTGTCATCTGGCGTTCAACGCCGGTTCTGCGCATTTCGATGCAGATGTGATACAGCACCGGCTGCGGCCATGGATATTTATCGCTGCCCGAATATCGATAAGATTCGTTTCGCCAGCGTCTGTAATCTGCCATCACTTGCTCCGAGGTCAGCCCAAACGGGTTGGCGCCACTCTCAGAAACCAGAGAGACAAACTCAGCGAGATCCGGGGGCCAGGTATTCCCAACTGCACAGCGTTCCACGCACTGTTGGCAGACCAGACCGATCTGGCTTTCAGTCATCGAACCTATCTGAGCAATCCAAAGGTCCGTAGGTTCTGACCCATTCTTCTGCGTCCACCGGTTCGAGAAGATTTCCCCCATCACCTGCCACAACCGCCACGCCGTTTCCGTTGCCATCAAGTCCGTTCTTGCGGCGCCACTCTGCGTGGGCTGACTGAATTTGCTGAACAGCTCGGGATGCTGTTGGTTCTGATCGAACTGCTGCATTGTCGTTACCTCCGGTCTGCTGTTTTTGTTTCGCTCTAACGTGCTTTACATGCCTGGCAAACTTCTGTTCCCACTGAATCTGCGTGAACACCTTTCCCTCCGACTCCCAGTACGATGTGAATTCTGCAAGTTCAGTTACAAGGTAATCAGGTTCAAGCAACGCGATCCCCCACATAGCTGCACGCTGCCGGAAATCCCTGCTTGGTAGCCAAGTGGCTATCATCGTGAATTTACCGATCGGCTCATCCAGGCCCTGGAGGTATCGTGGGGCGGTGGGCTGAACTTGCGAAATAACGTCTTCTGAGAGTTCTTTCTCCCCCGCGCTAAGAGAGGGGGTTATTCCTTTCCCTTCCGTATCCGTATCCGTATCCGTCAGTGATCCATCATTGATAACTACATGAGGGCTCACTGAGTCTTCATTGAGGTCTCGATGATTGGTGCTTGAATCACTCCCCCCACCCTTCCCCGATTCAGTGAATTCAGGAGGAAGCGGTATTTTCGTGGCCGAGGGGCGATTGATTTTCTGATGTTTAAGAAATCCTTTTATTTGGAGGTAATTAACTCCACTCACTGAATACTCACTGAGTAGTCCATGAGTTATCAATTCAAGTAGCAGTGGCTCACAATCGATCATGTCAGCCGGAAAGATTTGCATCTTGAGACGTTTAGGAGACCGCTCAAGGCACCCCATATCATTTGCGAAGTTAAATAACCCGATAAACAATAAGCGCGCTGGAATTGAACATTCCACCACCTTCTCATCTGTCCAGAATTCAGGTTTAACTGTTCTGATGCGGGCCATCAAAAACCTCTTTTTAACCAGCATCGCTGGTGGTCATTGTTCAAAACTCGATTACAAAAACTGTGGCGCTACGGCGCTAAGGCTCGCCAGTAGTGGTCCCGCCACGTCGGTAGGTAACATGTTGAATAAAGCGATTGCCGCTTCACGAATTTCTTTTTCAAGCTTTTGAAGGGGGGCGCCCAGTAACTTAGCCTGATGCGCCTCACTGCATTCTTTGATTGCACTCGCCACTAGCTCGGCTTCCGTTCTGGCGTTACTAAGCCCATGCTTTCTGGCTATCCCAATGGGCATAGCTGCGACGATTGCCCCCGACAGTTGCATGACGTAGGCGGTGTATTTCTCCGAGCCACCTTCATTTTTCAGATAGCGGAATAAATTCTGCTTGTTGACCGCAATACCGCGACCTCCTTCTTTCACCCATTGCTCAGCCACCAACTGCGCGATCTTTTCCTGCGCCTGTCCGGGTAAAATAGATTCCCATTCCCTTACTGCTGCCTGAACTGAACGATGCTTGAAGCTGTCTCGTCGATGCGCCATAAACTGATTCTGTGTTTTCAATGGCGCCGTTTGATGCTGGCTATGATGTAGATATGAGAGTGATTGCATGATTAGGCCTCCTTCTGAGGTAAACCATCTGTTGGATTTGGATACAGATCCGGGCGTAATTCGTGCGGAGTCACTTTGAACTCCAAAACTTCACTCACTTTGAGAACCAGTTCTCCAGGGATTTTATTTTTAAACCAACCGTTGACTGTCTGGGCACGTCTCTTCATACGACGTCCGAGTTCAGCTTGGCTGCAGACGCATAAGAGCTTTTTTTGAACTGAAATTTTCATTGTTTAATCTCTCTCGGTATCGATGAGAGTCATGAAATCAAAGTAAATCGATATCGTCAAATTC